AACTCTTCTTTCTCTTCCCCTTCTTGTTCAGAGATAAATTCATGCTCACAAAACTGACAGACCTTAGTTCCCATGGGTATTTCTGCACCGCAATTAGGGCAATTCTTAATAGGTGCTTCGCCTTGCTCACGATCATCAAGATTTACTGAGTCTTCAAGTGAGCCATGCGTAAAGACGCTTGTGCCGAAATCAAGCACAACACAATCAGTTTTAACTATGTCCGGAAACTCTTCTGGATCAATCGTGCGCAAACCACGACCAATCATCTGAACCATTGTGCTCTTCTGTGAGCACGGTCTTGTTAAAACCACACAAGACACTGGCGGTGCGTCAAAACCCTCTGTAAGGACCGCTACGTTGACCACAACCTGTAGCTCTCCATAAGTTAGGTCATTTAATATTTTGGCTCTCTCTGCCTTTGGAGTCTCGCCTGTGACCATTTCAGCGTTAACATCGGCGTCCAAAAATTCATATAGAAGATCCTCTGCATGTTTGATTGTGCTACAGAATACAACGGTCTTTCGTTCACTCGCCTTGTCAATCCAGTTATCAACAACAGCTTCATTAATGACTTTACGATTCATAATCGCTTCGACTTCATCCATATCAAAGTCGTTACCTCTGCGGCTCACACCACTAAGCTGATCCTTTACGCCACAATCAATTACATATGTTTTAGGCGGTACCAGAAATCCTTCACGAATTAATGTTGTGATTTCTATTTGATGTGCGCAATTATTGAAAACGCTTCGTAGACCTTTTCCATCGCCACGATTCGGCGTTGCAGTAAAACCAACAATCTCTGCTTTTGGATTATCTTTCTTTACTGCCTTTATGACTCTTAAATATGTATCGGCTGCTGCATGGTGGCTCTCGTCTACGACAACCATATCAAACGCAGGACGGTCTTTTAAGTTTGTCTCGCGTGAGATTGTCTGCACCATCGAGAAGATTGTATTACCACCCCAATCTTTGACCGTGCCATTTACAATACTTGTTGTGATATATGGATTGATGCGCTCAAACTTGGACTTGTTTTGATCTACAAGTTCATCGCGGTGCTGCATCACCAAAATCTTTTTACCGTCTTTGTAGCGTTCACCTACGAGCGCTGAGAGCATAATCGTCTTGCCTGCTCCAGTAGGTGCTACCACAATTGTATTACCGTGCTTATCTAATGCTTTACACGCATCACTAACAGCGGCCTCTTGATAAGGGCGCAATAACATGTTGGAACTCCACTAGTCTAGAAAGTGAGGGGGTATTTGGCCCACGGCCCCCTTTCCGTGGTCTAGCAGGTGCGGAGTGACCTGTGCCGCTAGATATTACTTATTTGCCCAACTTGGTGTTACTACGCCTGTTGCTTCTGAGCCTGTGGCAGTTGTGCTTGTGACACCCACCGTTGACTGCTGCGTAACTGGCGCTTGACCAGATGGTACAAAATCACTTTGGTTTGGTGTTAAAGCCGCTATCAACCGATTGGCATCAGCGTAGTTCTCACCACCCTTCTTGATGCCGACTTTAGCGCAAATCTCCATACCATTCAAGTCCATAACACCTGAAATGTTTCGGCGTTGCTGCGCCTCTGGTGACATATCACTTGGTTGCAATGAATTTGCACTCTCAATAATTTGACGCAGAGTCTGTAAACCAATCTCTTTAGCCTGCGAGATACCGCTTTGACCCATCTTGTCACCATCGACAAATATTTTTTCCCAGAACTTACGTTTGTCATGCTCACCACCAACAACGGTAAATTCTAATTCCATCCATTTAGCACTTGTGGTGGCTGATCTTTTAAACCACTGACCACTGCCAAATTCAGGGATCTCTACATCTCCCATTTTGACTGCAATTATTGCACGGCAAACTGTTCCTGCCGGAATTAATGTGCGCTCCATTTGTGATGCGTCTGATACTGGTACATTATTTAAATTAAGCATTTGCGACTTCTCCTTCGCTAGAAATTTCATTATTTGGATCAACAAAATCCAAATTACGATTTGATTGAATTGGTCCATTTGACATTTTTGCTATCAACTTACCAAGGTGTGGTTCCTCTAATGTGTCGAGTCTACCAGACCTATCTTTGGCAGGGTAGCCCCACTCATTTAAGGCACCGCAGACGAAGGCACGAAACGGTCCATTGTCTCCCCCAAGGACAGCCATCGTGATCACTTCGTCTACGATTCCCGGCAATTCGCGTCCAGTTTTGCTCCCCTCAACCTGAAGCGCGTATTGCTTTCTGCCATAATCATCGGTGATTTCGTCTAGGATGCCGACAAAAATGACATTCTTTTCGCGGATATGCTGCAAGTGCGTAAGCCATGCCATCATCTCGCGTCCGTGCATGCCATAAGCTGCACGAGTATCAAGTTTACCTGTTCGATCTGATCTTGCATCAGGCTGCTGTGTACACCACTGGAAACACAATCGCCCTGCAACCGTAATCGAATCAATAAACAAAGTATCATACTTGTTAATTGTATGCTCCGGATCACCAAAATATTGACAGACCTTATCGTAATCCGCTTCACTATATGGCTGATCCTCTGCCAAAGAGGGGTTTGGCCCCCCTAGATAACAGGCAAAGTCACGGCACTCTGACCATGTCTTCGGACGTATAACGTCAATGGGATATCCTTCGATAGCCGCATCACCCGCTTCTAAATCCATGAATAGTGTTGTGCTTGGCTCTAATGTACGAGCCAAGGTTGTTTTGCCGACACCACTTGCACCACACACTACGATCTTATGACCGCGCTTTTCAGCTAGGCGCTGTTCGGCTGATATAATTTGTAAACCCATTATTCTACCTCTTCAATTGAAAAACCACCAATCTCAACCGTGCGGCAACGTTCTAATATTTGCTTGATTGCAGGTGGGGCTGCTGTATACTTGCGCTCTTCAACTGAAAGCACAAGCTTACCATAGTGACGCGCATCCTCTACAGGCATGTTTTCTAGAGCGACACCAAGTTCGTCTTGATCCCACACAACCTTTTTAGAGATTTTAGCTTTAAGCTTTTTGTTCCCTGCAATGATATGTGTGGTACCAAAGTCTTTACCATCTGCGCGTAACGCATCACGCGCTTGGTTTAAAAATGTATCTGAGATTTGTTGTTCGATGTCTTTGAGTTCTTCTTTCAAATCTGAAAGAACCGACTTTAACTCTGTTCGACGATCAAACAGTTCATTACTGTTCATTTGATTCTCCGACTAAATTGTTTAACTTCGCTAGAATTTCATGTTTAGAAAATTATGGGATAGAAGTCAACAACTTTTTTTTATAAATTTTTTTATTTTTGGGGGTTGACATTTAATTATCTTTAGGATATTATGGGATTATCAGTCAAAGTGATTGATTTCATTTCATAATTACAAGAGACATAGGAGGCTCATTGTGAAAAACATTAACATAAAACCAGTCAACCACGGCAAAACTAAAGCCGACAAAAACCGTTATTGCGGCCCGTCAGCCATAAGTATTATAACAGGTATGACAACCGGGGAAGCGGCTCGTTTGCTTCGCCATGTCAGTGGTCGTAAGACAATCACAGGCACATGGACATCTGAGGTCACTAACGTTCTTGAGATGTGCAACATCAAATCCACATGGAAAGACTTTGGCCTTAAACTAAGTCGCAGCAAAGGCCCAACGCTTGCACGTTTCCTCAAGCATACTGTCAAAGAGCGCAATGCAAAGCGTGTGTTCTTAATCTCTGCAGGCCGTCACTGGCAGGTTATCCAAGGCCGACGTATTGTCTGCGGTATTCTCAAGGAACCGACATCAGTGCGTGACAAAAGCGTTAGACGGCGTAAGCGTGTCAACAAGTGTTACGAGCTGTCTGTAATGCCAGACTGCAAAATTGTAATACCTGCCGAGGCACGTAAGCCAAAGCGCGACGCAGTCGAAGCATCTGACTACTCAAAGGCAAAGCGCCTAGCTAAAAAGATGGAGATCGAAATCGAGTTAGATCAGATCGGCCCATCACGCAAGTATGATGTGCAGAAGTGGATCTGCGGTTATAAAGACGTCGATGAGAATAACGAGCCTCTCGACTTTGCCATGATGGGCGTCCTTGATGGTCACTGCTCATACGATTGGTGGGAAGTGCTCGGTAAGCTCGACGAGATACAAAGGTATCGTGACGAGCACGGCTACAGAACAGCCGCTTAAACAAGTGGGGGCTTCGGCCCCCTTACTTTTTAGACAAATAGATTTCAATGTTATGAACAGCTTTCATAAGCTTTTTCTTTAACTTGAACTCTGGGGTTTCCACACCTTTTGCGTCTTCGATCACATGTTCCCAAACACCGTCTTTATCTTCCTTGTCATACTTAAAGTCGGCTATGTATGTGCAGATCTTTTGTCCGTTTACAGAGATTATGAACTTTGGCTGTAGCTCTAAATTCTTTACTCGACCTGCTTTTTCTAAAGACTTCAGATAAAGATAACGTTGTGATTCCCATTTAGAGTCAAACTTTATTCCGTCAACCAGAGTTTTCTTGTTGCCGTACTTGGGTCTTGACCTTTTTAGTTTGGGATTATATGTTGGTTTTGAGAACATTATGGGAGTTATGCTAGTGCCTAAACCATCTAAATACAAGTCTATAGGTGTGAATGTAGACACTTATGACAAGATCGTACAGATCGCAAACAAAGAAAGACGAAACATATCACAGCAATTGTCTTTGCTTGTTGATGAAGAATACAGAAGCCAGGGTCTGCAAAAGACCGCACCACCAGTTGCTAGAGCGATGGTCGGAGGGATCTCAGCGGTTATAGAGGACTAAAGAAGACCCGCGCTACCAAGACCGCCTAGTAGTGTTGCCGCAACTGCTGGATTTTCTTTTGCCCTTTGTCGGATGTTTGGCGTTTGATTTACAGAGCTAGTTTCTATTGGCGGTAAAACTTGAGGAACTGGAGTAGGAGGTGGCGTTGTTCTGGTCTGTTTTTGTACGTTTTGTACTACTGATGATACTTGTTTCGCAGTTTCACCAACTGCTTGGTCAATAGATTGCGCTGTTCCTTGCGCTATTAATGATGATACAGCATCAGACAAAAGCTCTCCTGCTATTTGACCACGAGAGCTTGCGTCTTGACCTTCAGATAACCTTTTATACTTTCTAGTAAATGCTTTATAAAAGCGGGGCGATGAAAATAATTGACCAACAATACTTAATCTTGCGATTGTGCCTAAATTCTCTAACGGACTAGCTGCAATGTTTGCGGCCACAAGATCTCCGCCGTTAGCAGATTCACCAAGTAGTTTCATAATTCTACCAAACTCGTCCATTTCTTTAGCCATTTCTTTTCCGTAAATGACTTCTAACTTTGCTTTATTTTTTGTAAGTCTCTCTCCAAACTTTGCAAATTGAGTTCTGTCAGTTAAAAAGTTTGATTGAAAATCACCGATTAAATTGTCCATGTAATAAGCACGGATTTTACCCATAGCATCAGCATCATTATCAAAAAATCTTCTCAAGGACGCAATGTCTTCTGCCCTCATAGAATTACTTGCGATTAATTCTGCTGCTTCAGTTGGAGTGATATTCCCACTTCTTAATTTTCTAGCTATATTATTTTGATTAAATGTAGCAAGATCATCTTGAGCTTTTGCTAAATTCTTTAAAAGATTTATTCCTGAGTCATCAGCACCTGCTGTAATAAAATCATCTATTACGGTTTGATCTACATTTCTTAATGATAAGGCGCTTAATTGTTCAGAAAATTTTCTTATTTCTCCAACGTTATCTCCAAATAATTCGTCTGCTGTAGATCCCAATTTATCTAATTCGTCTTTAAATTTATAACCTGAAAATTTACCTGTGGATGAGTTTTCTGATTTTTTCAAAGTTGATCTTATCCACGAGGATGCCAATCTCTGTTTTAATGGGTCAAATGTTCCTGCACCTGCAAATTCATCTACAGCTTCTTTTGCATCTTTTAAGAGTTGAGGGTTATTTTTTCTTATCAGAGACTTCATCATCTCTTGTGCATTTGCAGGCGTATCATTTCTTACAACGTCAATTAACGCTTTCTTGTTTATAGCGGCACTTACTTTTTCAAAACGTTGATTGCCTTTTCTATAAAAATCACGAGCTTTGCTTAAATCACGAGCGGCTTCTCTAAGAAGCTTTCTACTGGCTTGATTTTCTGCCCCTGGCAACGCTCTATTTAAAAAGTTATTTCTTCCCTTTGCTGCTAAATCAAGCAGATTATCAATTTTTGGTAAGAAATCATCCACTACATTTCCGATAGTATCAGATGTAATGTTAAACATTCCTGCATCACGCAAACTTTTTCTTGCATAATATAATTGACCAAAAGATGCCTTGTCACCTAATTCAGATATTGTTTTTAAAATAGCTCCTGCTCTAGCAGGGTTTGTCCCAGGAACAGCGTTTTCAAATTTTTGAGCGGCTCTTGCAGCATCTTCAGCTATACCCTTTGTCGCAAAAATAGCACTATCTCCAACACTATCTTCTAAAGCGTTATTAATATTTAAAAACTTAGTTTCAACTAAATCATCGAAAGCTTTATAAGATTCTTGAAATGCTTTAAATAAATCATCTGTGATAGCACTATCTCTTTGAGAAGCACGACCAAGATCGTCAGCTATCTCTTCCATATGTTTTAAAAGACGAGATTCCTGATCCTTAACTATTGTTTTTAATTTGTTGTTTCCTGTTTTTGAAGCATCAGTTAAGACTTGTGCAGCACCATCTAAATCAACTTGACCTGCTTCATTTCTTAACCAATCTAAATCTTTCATAATATTTTCATGGTTTTTTCTAAGCCTAGCAGATGTTCCTAAAGCCTTCTCTGCTATAGCTTGTTGTCGAGCAACAAGGGAAGGAGCGCCTATAGCGCCAAGAGATGGTAAGTAACCTCTTTTTTCTGCTGCTAAAATATCTTCTATTCTTTCATCTGGAAGACCTTTACCAACTCTTCCTGTGCCTGTAACAACGCGAAACACCTTGCCTAAACCTGCAAATATACCTTCACCTGCCGCAGATATTAAACCCTCAACAGCTATATCTTTTGCTATCTCTTCAGCCTCTTGAGCCTGTACGCCTTGTAAAGCTTCTGTCGCTTCTTCTACTGATTTACCGCCTGCGCCACCTAGACCTGCGCCTATAATTCCGCCTACTGGACCACCAACTAAAGTCCCTAATACGGCTCCTGTTACACCACCTGCTACCGTTGTGCCAACTCCCGCTAAGTCAGAGAAATCTTGACGAGTAAAACCTTGCTCATCAATCATCACATTTTTATCTGTTTCTACTCCAAACTTTTTTGCGCCTTCTGGCGTTAAAGCAAGTCTTCCTCTATTGTCTCTTGTAAATTCAGTTTCTAAAAGACCAAACGATTCTTTTAATACTTTTTCTTCATCTTCTCTGGTATCTGCTCTACCCAACATACGACGGAGTTTTCCGTCTTGAATGCCCGTTTTGTAATCAAACTGAGCTTCTTCACCACGTAAGGATGATTTATAAGATTTAATCACATCATCAGAAAAATATTGTTCAGGAGATACAAGAACATCTTGTATTCTCAATTGTTCACTTACGCTAGGCGTGTCCCCCTTAATTTCAAATTCTAGAGGTCCGTACTTAGTATCTACAGATATAATTCCCATTTACCACTAATCTTTTACTTGAACTCTTGGTATTCCTTGATCTGACGTAATTATTTTGTACTGAGTTCCTTGATCCCCAAGTAAAGATGGAAGTCTCTCCATATTTTTTTGATATTCTGACTCAGTGGGATAAAAACTTGGATCTCTAAGCTGATCGATTACATCTCTTACATTCATTCGTTTTCTAGAAAAAATTTGTTTTATTTCATTCAATCTTAATATTGATTCTTTAGTGTTTCCAAATAAATTAATTTTTCCTAGTAAAAGTTGTATTCTTTTAACATCATCATTTGATATTCCATTTCCAGTCTCCTGAGTTAGTAATCTTTTAAACTCTGCTATTATTGAATCTTGTAAAGCGTTTACCTGTTGCTCTTTTCCTATACCAGATTCACCAAAAACAACATTTGCATCAGCTAACCCAGCACCGACAAGAATTGTATTGAATCTATCTTTAACAATTTCAAAAGTAGAACTATCTGCCGAATCAATTTCATTAGCGAGATCTATCATCTCATCTACTGTCGTTATTGCAGAATTTGTATTCTGTAATGCTCTTGTGACTTTGTCTAAAGCATTTGTGGGATTTTCAAACACTGGTCCTGACTTTGTTCTTCCTCTTCTTATTTTTAATCCTTGTATTGGCTCGTCAAAATAAGATCCTTTTACTTCAGTTCCTTTTGCTCCAGCTTTTATTTTTTCTTTTTCAATATCAGCATTTATTTGCATTTCTTTTAGAAATCTTTCATTTTGAAATTCCCTATCTTCTTTTGCAAGTGCTGCTGCGGCTGATTCATCAGCAGCTATTTGTTCTAAGGCATATTTTCCCGCAGCTAGTTTTGCAGCTCTTGCACGATCAATTGCTTTATCTAACTCAGGCATGGCGATTTCACCTGCTTCACCAACGGAGGATAGTATTCTTCCAACGTTGAATCCACTTCCCGCACGATTCTGCATAAGGCTAAGACCAAACGCCATTAAAGCGCGGCTTTTATCAACCTTGCCGCTTGCATCAATACCAGTAGCTTCTTCAAACTCTTTTTTATAACGATCTAATTTTTGTTTTTTAGTTTCACCTTCAACTGCAACATCTTCTTTTCCTGCATCTGCCATAAATTGTTTTATAGCTTCCATAAACGCTGTTTCAGTAGGATTTTCGTCTTTAGATTTGTCAGAATAAGTAGCATCTAAAGCTCCTGATGCAGCTAACATTTCGTCTTCAGTTGTTTTATCTTGTAAAATTTTTGTCTGTTTCTTGTTAGCTTCAGCTAATGAAGGATCAGCAAAACTTACATCTAATTTGGAAAGTTTTTTAAATAAATCAAATTTATCATCAGATTTGCCCTCCACATCTGAAAGAATATTAGCCATTTCTTGTTCAGATAATTTTGGAGCGGGAGGTTTGGTTTCTATACCATAATTACGCGGGTTTAAGCCACCGAACTCACCTAAATATTCTGGAGATTTTACTTTATCCTGCAAATTAGCTAACATCTCTGTTTCACTATAAAAAGGTAGGTCTATTATTGGAACTGCACCTTTTGATGCAGTAACAGATCCTTGTTTATAACCTTCTAAAGCAAGCGGCTTTGCTCTCCTATATGCTTCATCGGCAAACTGTTTTAAAGTTGCTGCATCTTCTTCAAATGGACCACCTAAAAAACCACCAAGACCTCCTGCTAAATCAGCTAAACCTCCTGCAATTGTATAACCGCCTGCACTAGCACCACCTAAAACTCTATCAAATATTCTCTCTCCTAATCCAGACTGTAAAGCAACATCACTTCTAGCTTTTTGCCTGGACCTTACCATTCTATCTATAAGATCGCTTGGTAGGTTTCTGCTCTCTAACTCTTGTCTATACTGCTGTAAGGAACTCGCCATTTTATGCCCTCTTATGATGCTTGGTTGATGCCCTGAAGCGTTGTGTAAGCCCCAAGACCAGAGAGAAATGGGTTAGCAGGAGGAGCATAACCTGCCTGAGTTTGTGAGTATATTCCCGCCGAAG